AAAACTTCTCTTACAGATATTGAACTAAAGCAACTCCTACACCTTGTTGGTTTTAGGGGTCAAGACTTGGTTGTGGCTTGGGCTATTGCCAAGAAGGAATCTAATGGTCGACCACTTGCATTTAATGGCAACCATAAGACTGGAGACTCTTCTTATGGGGTCTTTCAAATTAATATGATTGATAACTTGGGTCCAGACCGTAGAACTAGGTTTGATTTGGACTCTAATGCTGAACTATTCAATCCCGTAAAAAATGCAGAAATTGCATACTATATGTCACAAGGTGGTGACGACTGGTCTTCTTGGAAAGGCATTACTCCAAGAACTAAAGAGTGGATGAAGAAATTTCCACGTAACTAATTTATAACAATTTGTCTCAGTTCTTGATGGTTATACATCCAATGCGGTGTGTTTCCATCAAAGAACTGGACATCAACTTCTTCAAACTTATCATTTCTTCCATATATAGATTGACGATCCATTACTGGACTGTAGATTTTTGCCGTTGGGGATAGAAAACAAGCCCACCAACTAAAACTACTGTTTGCACGAAAAACAGTTCTAGCAAAATAAATCTTTAAAAAATCTTCAAGCCAATCAAATATTTTATCTTCTTTATAAGTTGATCCTACTGGATAAGACCAGCCAAACCTTTCTGATTTTGGTCTATCCTTATGCCATTTATTTATATAATCATCAGACACCCAAATTATTTTTTCTGGATCAAATCCTCTTTGCTTAAAAGCATTTAAATACGAATCCATAGAAATTACTGAATAGCCCTGAACATTATTCTTATTAAAATCTGGATTAGAGATATCGTCTCTTCTCAAATGAGCCAAGTCATATGTACCCTGAAGCGCTGACCAATATTTATAAGACTCAGTATTTTTTACTTCATCAGAAAACTCAAATACATCAAGTAAATGATTTTTTGACATTGGAAAATAAATATCTTTTCCATAAGCACACACGCTATCAAAATATACTGGATGATCATACTTTAAATAATTTTCTGGGCTTTGCTCTGGATTAATTAACCTAATGTCTTTAAATGAATTACTTAGTATTCTATTAATTCTAAATGGATCATTTGCACCAGGAAAACTCTGATTAAGTTCAAACCTAACATTATCGTTTTCCAATACTCTGTGGTGTTGATTTTTAAATAGTCTGGTTCCTTCCCAATCAGAAGGCAACAAAAACTCAGTTCCAGTTACCCTAGAATATGTTGCTCCGTAGGCATATTGATGCATTCTGTTGCCAAACCTGCCATGCCAATGGGATAGGAGGATAAAACTCATGAACTAATTATATCTTAGTCTTTATCCAATTATATGTTTTTGTAATACCATCTTTTAATGATATAGAATAGTCCCATTGAAGTTTTTCTCTGACTAGGTCGTTATTTGAGTTTCTGCCACGAACACCAGTTGGACCATCTACATGCTTTTTACTTAAAGTCTTGCTCTCAACTGATGAGGCAATGTCAACAAGATCATTTATAGTTACCATTTCTTCGGATCCAATATTGACTGGACCAGTAAAATCAGACTTCATTAGTCTTCTTGTTGCCTCTATGCATTCGTCTATATATAAAAATGAACGGGTTTGCTCTCCATCCCCCCAAATTTCAATAGAATCTATTCCAGTAATAACTTTTCTACATATTGCTGCAGGAGCCTTTTCTCTACCGCCATTCCATGTTCCTTCTGGACCATAGATGTTATGATATCTTGCAACTGCTACTGGAATATTATAGTTTTTATTAAATGCTAAAAACAATCTTTCGCTAAACAACTTTTCCCATCCATACTCGCTGTCAGGATTGGCAGGGTATGCATCTGACTCTTTAAGCCCAGGATTATCTGTAGATTCTTGAATATGTGAGGGGTACATACATGCAGAACTACTGTAAAAAATTTTTGTTTTATTTACACTATTTTTTTGATTTAGTCTTAGTTGTGCTCTAAGTAGATTAAGATTAATTAATGCAGAATTTTCCATTATGTTTGCATCATTTTCTCCCGTAAAGATATAACCTGCTCCACCCATATCTGCAGCAAACTGATAAATCTCATCAAAAGTATCTATAAACTTTGGTGCCAAGTCTACATAAAAATTTCCCTGATATCCTTTAAATTGAATTACTTTTTCCATATTGGAATATTCAGAAAGATCTCTAATTATAAATTCATCTGCTTTTGTTTCAGAAAATTCTGGATTTTTTATATCAACTCCACGAACCCAGTATCCTTCAGACTTAAGTCTTTTGACCATGTGGGATCCTATAAAACCACCTGCACCAAAAACTAAAGCAGTCTTCATTATCTTAGCCAACTCACAACAGAATATCTTGTTCCTTCTTGTACTGGAAGAACGGAGTGATTGTATACATAAGTTGATGGAAAAATAACCATCTGATTTGCTTTTGGTTTTAAAGTAACATTAAATCTTGGGAAAAATAGTTCTCCTCCAGAGTAGTTATCGTTTATGTAATAAAGAGTAGATATTCTTCTATGGTATTCTGGATGATCATCTATATGATTAACAAATTTTTGACCAACTCCATATTTTAAAATACCGTAAACATCATGCCATGTTGTAAATATTCCATAGTTGTTTTTATAGTCAATTTCTAATGGCCCGAAACTTTCTAAAAAAATATTAGACAAACTATTTTGAAATGCATCTGCCAGATTTGTATGATCATTTACTATGGTATCAGAATAACGAACTCCAATCTTCATTGTATCTCTTTTGGTTTGATCTGTTTGTTCCACATCACCATTTTCTTTTCTTCCAGAATAAACGCCTGCCAAACTCCACTGAATATTTGCAGACTTCATTCCTTCTTCTATGTCATCAACTAGTGTTTCTGAGTCTTTTATAACATTATCATAAATCATAATTCCTGGAGCAATTTCATTTTTTATCATATTACCACTTTCCTAATGGACAGGTTGCTGCCTGTAATTTAGTCTTAGCAGCCATGAAGCAACCACACTTTTTACACTGTTTTGTTAATTTGATTAATTCTGGACATGACTGACAAATAGAGTATCTACTTACTGCTACTTCAGAAGAGGCCCATTCAGTTGTTGGATTAACCAAATCCCAGGGTCTGGTTTCTCCTAAATTTTTCTTATATTGTTGCCAGGGAGTTAAATTATTTTCCACAAACTACTCATTTCTAACAAAAGAGTTATCAACATACTGCCAAGTCATATTCACATTAGGATCTTGCTCTGACTCTATCCAAATAATTTTTGGATCACTTTTAAGTGCTTCGTTAATTGGATAAAAATACTCTGGTTCTATTTCTTGATACAACTTATCTACATATTCACCGTCAACAAAAACCGAATAAGTGTTTGTGCCAGGGATTTCTGTTATTTCGTCTAAAACTATTGTAGGATCGCTTTTTAGCGCTGCTGTTATTTTTACACATCTTTCATCTATTTCTGAAGGAAATAAAAATGATGTAACATATTGATTATTTACAAAAATTCCATAAGCATTTAACTTGGGTATCATAAGACTCCTTTTCTATATAAAGTATACCATTTTTTGTTTAGATTAGCAACCTGGGAATGTTGATGAATATACGCAGTCACAACTTGCATTGTATCTATAAATCAAGGTCTGACACCATATTGTATCTTCAACCGTATTACAGACTTCTCCTACGGTACATGCTGGAGTTGGTGTTGGGCTAGGCGTAGGTGTTGGTGTTGGCGTTGGCGTTGGTGTTGGTGAAGGAGTTGGGCTAGGCGTAGGCGTAGGTGTTGGGGTTGGTGAAGGCGTTGGTGATGGCGTTGGTGATGGCGTTGGTGTAAAAGTTGGGAAGAACGGGAAGGACGGTGGGAAGAACGGGAAGAATGGTGGTGCAGGTGTAGGTGTCGGAGTTGTCCATGGCGTTGTCGAGCATTCGCCATACAATGTTGAGTAATAGTATCCGCAAGCCTGGCATTGAGACTGGTTATAGGCCCATGCATTGTCTGGGCTACATGTTGGTGTCGGAGTCGGTGTCGGTGTCGGAGTTGGAGTCGGAGTTGGTGTCGGTGTTGGGGTACAAGGAACAGTATCGTAGTATTCTCCACAACTTCCATTTGCATAAACACCAACTCTACTTCCATTAGAACATGGAGAATCCCAAGCAATAAATGTTCCAGCAGCAGGACATGTCGGTGTTGGCGTAGGAGTAGGCGTAGGAGTTGGAGTTGGAGTTGGAGTTGGAGTTGTCCATGGCGTTGTCGAGCATTCGCCATACAATGTTGAGTAATAGTATCCGCAAGCCTGGCATTGAGACTGGTTATAGGCCCATGCATTGTCTGGTACGCAACTAGAAGTTGGTGTTGGGGTAGGTGTTGGGGTAGGTGTTGGGGTAGGTGTTGGGGTAGGTGTTGGGGTAGGTGTTGGTGTTGGTGTTGGTGTTGGTGTTACTGGACCTAAACACTCGCCAAATTGTTCTGCCCACACATAACCGCATGCCAAGCATTGTCCTTGGTTATATAAGTAAGACTGTGATTCGCTACATGTAGTAGTTGGTGTTGGGGTTGGGGTTGGTGTAGACCCTCCACAATTTGTTGGTACATCTGGACATGATCCAAGTTCATAAGCAAAGTTGTTTGGACTTTCGTAGTTTGCAAATATCCATGACTCTAGTGCTCCGACAGAGCCATACTGTGTGCCACCCTCACAGTACAACTGTCCATTGCTACAGAACGATGCGAAATATCCTTGCGATGTTGGCGTTGGTGTTGGGGTTGTTGGTGTTGGGGTAGACCCACAATTTGCTGCCGATACGGAAGGCGTGTTTGAATTTCCTGGAGCACAGTTCCAACCACTACCAATTTCTCCGAAAGATGTTTGTTCCGCTAGTGCTTGAGAACATGTTAATGAAGAATCAAATATTGGACCAACTACTGTACCTGGATCATATCCTGCTCCAACATTACCGCAGAATGTGTACCATACTCCAGAAGTTCCTGGAGGAACACATGGAGTTGTTCCAGCACCGCCACTACCTCCACAAGAACTTACGTTAGTTGCAAGACAGTTTCCAAATCCAAGGAATGTTCCAGTCCCTGGTGCTGCTTCAACACAAACTTGGTATGAACCATCGGAGCATGTTTTTCTTGTTCCTTGGAAAATTCCTTCATAAGAGTCCTCACCATTACATGTTGGAATTGTTACTGTATATGCTTCACATGGTCCACAGGTGACTGTTTCTGTTGGTGTAGGAGTTGTTGGGGTTGGAGTTGGTGTTGTTGGGGTTGGAGTAGGAGTTGTTGGGGTTGGAGTAGGAGTTGTTGGGGTTGGAGTAGGAGTTGTTGGGGTTGGTGTCGGAGTTGGCGTTGGCGTTGGTGTTGGTGTTGGAGTTGGGGTTGGTGTTGGAGTTGGAGTTGGTGTTGGTGTTGGTGTTGGTGTTGGTGTTGGGGTTGTAGGCGTTGCCACACCTTCATAGATATCTCCGTATAAAACCCACGAGTCGGTATCTACTTTTATTAATGTTGCTTTGCCGTATTCTGCATCAATCCATTTTTGATTATTTTTACTATTTACCATTACTCCGCTTGCTGGGCTAAATAATGTTCTTCCATAATTAAACTGTATAAAATTATAT